CCAGCGCTTACTTCAGGCGGAAAAGGCAAGGCTTGAGGCAGAGGAGAAGCTGCGGAACCCTCCTCTGTGGAAAGAACCAAACCTTTGGTATGCTATCGGAATAGTGACGACAGCCGTTCTGGTAGTCCTAGTACAGGAGCAGAAGTAATGCCCGCAAAAGCAGTCCCGCCGCCGAAACCCGAGCTGCCGCCGAACCAGATTCGAGTCGCCGGCAAGCAAGAGCACTTTCAAGGAGCTGGCATCAAGCTCGCTGCCCAGCTTGGTTGGGAAGGTGAGTCAGAGAACGTCACCGTCGGCGTCCGCGTCGACGACGCCCAGAATTGGCTGACGAAATCGCTGCATGAGCAGTTTCAGGCCGGCGCCTTCGGTAAGCCGCAGCCTGAGTACACGGCGACTTGTGCCCATCTCTCCATCGACGATCCGCATGAGCAGGAGCTGGTCGATTCCGCATTCAAGCAAGCTTACGAAGCGGGCAAGGGAGCTTCGGTCGAGACCGTCGACAAGGTCTCGCTGTCTTTTTCTGCAAACCTCATCCTCCCCCTAACCGCGGCTGCTGAAATGGCCGCTCGTGAGCGAAAGGCCGAGTAATCATGGCGTTCGGAACAGCTGCAAGGCAAGCACTTGCCCTTCTCATCTTCAACGCAACCGCGTGGGCCAACTGGGCGGACAATGCGGCCACTTCACCGAACACGGCCCTGTTCGCTTCGCTGCACACGGCAGACCCCACGGCGGGCAATCAGACCACCAGCGAGAGTGCGTACACGTCCTACGCACGCGTCTCAGTCGCGCGTACGTCGGGCGGCTGGAGCAGCACCGCGGGCGTGGTCACGAACGTTGGCGCCATCACCTTCCCAGCTTGTACTGGCGGTACCAGCACTGTGACGCACTGCGCTGTCGGAAAGCTGACTTCAGGCACCGGCGAAGTGATTGTCGCCGGCGCAGTGACGTCCAGCTTGTCGGTCTCGACAGGCATCACGCCGCAGTTCGCCGCCTCTGGTTTGTCTGTGACGATCGCCTAGGCCTACGCCGCGCGTAGCAGGTAGCCGCTTGCGCGCGCGGCCTTGCGCCGTACAGCGGCCCTTCTTCGAAAGCTTTCGAGCAATGCCCACCCCCGGCTACCGCAAAATCATCCGGATCGGCTACCGCTACGAGAACGTCGATGGAGGGCAGACTGTACTCGACGCCCGCGGCGAGCCCATTGGGGTAATTTCGAATCGCTACTGGGCGACCTTCGTCTTCTGGCTGCCTGCGGCCAAGCCCTACGTGAAATGTAGTGGTGAGACAAAGGTGCTGGATGTACTTCCGCATGAGCTGCAAGCGCTCAAAGATGGCGAGATCGAGGAGTACGTACAGGAGTTTGAATTTCCAAATGGCAAGCCGCCGGACTCCGCGTTGCGCGAAGGTTTGATGCCAGTGTGGTCTGAGCTCACACGGCAAAATTTGGGGTACCTGCCTGCCGACCTCACTATGGACACCTCTGGGCGCGCCGCCGTGCGCTTCACGGCGATAGATAAACCGGAGCTGCGGTAATGGGTGCTGCAACGCAGCCAAACCCACGCCAGAAGTTTGCCAATTGGCTCGCAGGGCGCGATCCTACGCAGGTGGAGCAGCTCATAGAGGACCTGCACGCGGTATCCGACGACGCCTTCTTGGAGCTGTGTGGTTTTGCAGGCGCACTCGCCTCAGCTGCCAACCCCCAAGGCGTTGTCGCCGCCGCCCGTGACGAGGTGCTCGCACAGCCTCAACGCGCTGGTGGCAAGCGCAAACCCCTGACGTGAGGGCAGCTTGTCCGTTTCATTTGGTGGATTCACCTGGGGAGGCTACGGCGCTGCTCCTGCTAAGCCGACAGGTTTGGCGAATGGTGACATTCTCATCCTTTGCCTTTGCGGGTTCTACGACAAGGACGCGAGCGCGTCGCTCGCAGGCTTCACGAAGATTTGCGACGCGCCCGGTGATGCGTCTCTCGATCGTGAGTTCATCACGATTCTCGCAAAGCACATCACCAATGCTGCTGGTGAGCCGAGTACGTACTCTCCGACGTACACGGGCGCGGGCGGCGATGTCAAACCGATCACGTACTACGCGCGCGGTTGCGACGTAAGCAGCGGTGTCACCAGCGCCATCGCTGGTTTTTCCGTAAATTCGAATACTACCGGTTCACTCGCGATGGGGTCCGTCACCGCACCGGGCGGTGGTGCGGCTGCGACATTCGTTGGCAACGCTTGGGACCTAGACGTCTGGAATGTATCGGGCACGCCGATCTCCATCACTCCGCCGACGTTCACTTGGGTGAACAGCGGCGACACTGCGAGCGAAGCTCAGATTTTTTCAGTCACTTCGCTTTCGCCCGGCAGCGTGGCTCCGACTGCCGCCAAAGGTGCGCATTCCGGCACGGCCGCGATGGTGGTCTTTACTCCGCAGCCGGGTTCGATTTTCTCCAACCTAGCTGGTGGTGCGTCTTTAAGCGCGTCGTTTCTTACGGGTCAACGTACTGCCAACCTTAGTGCTGGCGCGACACTGGGCGCCAACCTCACTTCGCGAGTTAACGTCGCCGCGTCGCTGACAGCGGGTGCGACGTTGCAAGCTCGGCCAGACCTGCCCCTCAATACGTGGACGCAGTTGCATGCACCTCCATCGACGGGTGCTTTTACGCAGTCGATGGTGCGAGACCCTGTAGTTCCCAACACACTCTACCTGTGCTGGATTCACAACACTACGACAGACACGGCTTGCGGTGTTTGGAAGTCAACGAACGCGGGCGGTAGCTGGACCCGCATCAGTGGACCTGGGATCGGAGGTCCAGGGCAGCCGATTGCGATCATCATTCCTGACCCTACTCGGCCCGGTAGAATCTTCGTTGCTGACGGCGTTCGTGGTTCTACGAACGGTCTTTGGCGTTCGACTGATGGCGGAGCGACGTGGGCCCAGTCTGGTAATTTCCTCTCCGTTGCTCCCGTGAGCGACGCCTACCACGTTGCGGCTGACCCCAACAATCCAGACCACCTACTCGTTTCATTCCACAGTCCATGGACGGGGCAGACAGCTCCCGGCGTGCTGGAGTCGACCGATGGTGGCGACACTTGGACCGCCAAAAATGTCCCGGGCATCACGAGCTCCGCCGGTGTCGACGTCGACTTTCTGTGCCATCCGGGCTTCGGGATCGGCAACAGCAACACGTGGATCTATGGCTCGCAGGATGCGGGCCGCTGGCGCACCACCAACGGCGGCACGTCGTGGACGCAGGTCTCTACCGACAACATGGATCACGGCGGTCAGCAGATCGCCTACACGTCGAACGGCGACATCTACATCTCCGGCGCCGCCGGCGTTGCGCGCTCGACCGATGGTGGAGCAACGTGGACCAACGTCGGCCCCAGCGCTTCGTTCTTCTACCTGAGCTGCGTTTCCGACGGCTCGTACATCTACACGGCGCTGCACTCGCCTGGTAACTGTATCAGGCAAGCCATCCCCGCGACGTCGACAAGCGGCTGGAGCAACGTCGGCACCAAGTCGTTCACTGATGGATCGTTCTGGATGGTGTACGACCCGGTGTCGCGCCGGCTCTACAACGCAAGCACTGGTGAGGGTCTTTGGGCGTACCAGTTTCCACCTTCCAGTGGGCTCACTGCTTCTTTAACGGAAGGGGGCACGGTCTCCGGTAACTTGACGGGCACCTCTGCCAGTACCGCCTCGCTGACAACGGGCGCGGCTGTCACTGCAGCTCTGGGCAAGCTACTCGTTTGCTCGACAACCGCAGGGGCAAGTTGCACGGCTGCGCTGACTGGTACCGGATCGATCGCTAGCAGCCTTACTGAGGGGGCCGTTATGTCTCCCTCTCTCCGCACGCTCAACCCAATAGCTGCAGCTATTTCGGCAGGAAGCGCCGTTTCAGCTGCGCTGGGTAAGCTGTTGGTCTGTAGCGTAAGCGCAGGGGCTAGCTGCTCCGGGCAGCTGCTCGGGGTACAGGCGGCTGCCAGCTCACTTTCCGCCGGTGCAAGCTTGGGCGGCAACCTAGCGGGTGGCTCCTTTCTGACCACATCGGTATCGGCTGGTGCTGCCTGCACCGGTAACCTGGTGGGTGCTGGCAGCCTGGCGACGTCGTTGGCACAGGGCGCCACCGCCTCTGCGGTAGTAACGGGAACTGGCGGGCTGTCTGCCTCTCTGCTCGAGGGAGGTTCGAGCGCAGGGACGCTCGTAGCCTCAGGAGCACTGGCAGCTACGTTGGGTGTGGGCTCTACGACAACGGGTGCTCTAGGCAGCCTCTTGGTCTGCAGTACCGCCGCCGGCGCTGTCTGCTCCGGTGTTGTGACCGGGCAAGGCGCTGCGGGCGCGTTGCTGAGTGCCAGCGCGGCTGTCTCTGCGCAGCTACTTTCTAACGCAGGGCTGGCTGCTTCTTTGAGCGCCAGCTCGTCGCTGAACGCTCCATTGGGCAAGCTGCTGGCTTGCTCCACTAGTGCTTCCGCATCGATGACGGCTCCCTTGGGTAAGCTTCTGGTGGGCTCTCTTACCGCCGGGGCCGCCTCCAGCGCTGGGTTGACGGGGACGGGCGCCTTGAACGCAACGTTGGCGGCAGGAGCCTCCAGCACGGGCTCGGTGGCAGCGTTCGGATCACTGAACGCCTCTTGCGTGGCTGGTGCTGTGGTTTCAGGGCCGCTAGTAGACCAGTCATCGACAGTGTCCTTCATTACGGCCGGCGCTCTTTGCGTAGGGGCACTGACCGGTAGTGGTGGGTTGGGCGCCGCCTGCAGCGCAGGAGGCGTGCTGGTATCCGCGTTGGGTGGTACCGCCGCAGTGTCTGCGTCGCCGTCGGCCAGCGCTAACCTGACAGGCACCGGGCAGGCCCTCCGTAGCGGAGGTGCCTCGTTGGCGGCCGGTGCAGCTCTCAGCGCGACACCAACTGGAGTGGGTAGCCTGAGCTGTTCTATCTCCAGTACGGTCAATTGCACTGCCACCCTGATCGGGAATGCGGTCATCGCAACCGCCTGCGTGGCAGGGGCTTCACTGACGGGTACGCTCGACCGTGGGATCATCTTGGGTGCCTTAAGCGGAGGGGCGGCGCTAGTTGCTGCGGTGACAGGTGTTGTTCAGCTTGGGATGAACACCAATGGGTCTGCGTCCTTGTCTGCGACAGGAGCGCTATTCCTTCAAGCAACATCCAACTTGAGTGCAGGCGCAAGCTGCGCAGGCACACTAAGCAACGCGCCCGGCATCGCGGCCTCACTAACAGGCAGCTCTTCCCTTGGCGGTTTGCTTCAAGGTGCAGGTGCGCTCACAGCAAACTTGATGGCAGGAGCTAGCTGTTCTCCTGACATCATGCACCCGCTGCTAGCCAATTTGATGGGCCAGGCTGTCTGTACGGGTACTTTGTCCATCTATCGTCCAAACACGCAAACGCTCACGCCTGCGACAGTTCTTGTCGGTGTGAGGGGTCCTGCCTCCGTACGCATTGGGGTAAGGCAAGGACCTAGTAGTCAAATTGGCGTGCGTCGACCGCCTAAGAAGGGCTAAAGAATAGGCGTTGCTGGCTGTACCAGTAACACCTACTCCACGTGGTCTACGCCGCTACTGCGGCTCCCACACTTCGTTGGTCTGCTTCCGCTTCTCGAACTAGCTCGAGCAGAGACGAGAGGAAATGCGCACGTCTGGTCTGTAGTGGTGCGTGTTCTGTGCTCCAAGCCGAGCTCTCGAACCCACAGTCCAAGCAGAACCACTGGTGACCTTCTCTACGAACTTCCCCGTTGCACGACGCACTCATAGTGACCTTTCTGCACGTTGAGCACGCCCCATCAGCCAGTGCCGCCTCTTCACACGAGACGGCACTGCCGAATGCGTTGGCGCAGCACATCAAGACTTGGGTCGTCCTGTACTAGGACGCCGAGGCTGACGGCGAATTTACGCAGGTCGTTGTAGCGGAGCGAGGTGATGTAGCTCTCGCTGACTTCAACAACTTCATGCGTCTTCAATCGCCGACAGCCCGGCCACGTCTTGACGGCTACTCTTCTTCGTTTCCCTCGTCTTCGGCCTCATCAGCCTCTTCTACCGGCGCCATGCGCTTCATGGCGGCCTCGACCGCAGGCATGTCCTCGAGCGTGACGTCGAGGATCTGCTCGAGCCCCGCGCCCAGCACTTGCTGAGCGAGCTGGCCCGACAGACCGATGGAGAGCGCCACGAAACGGTTGGTGCCCGCGCTGATGCCCTGCAGTTGCGTTACGGCGTTGTTCAGGTTCTCGATCTCGCCCTGGAAGCCGTCGACCTTCTCGATGAGCTCCTGCAGTTTCTGCAAGATCTTCTCGGCGCCGGCGCCGACAGCCGCACCACCAGTGGCTTGCGTACCGCCACCACCGGAGCCAGCCGCGGGCTCGCCCGTCGCCTTGCCGTTGGTAGCCGCACCCTTGCCCGCGTTCTTGGTCGAAGGCGCGCGGCCGGAGGCTGCTCCACCGCCACCCTTGCCGCTGGTTTTCGGGCCGCCGTCCTTCTCCAGCAGGTACTTCAAGACGGTCTCCGCCTGTTGGTCATTGGAAGCGGACATGAACGCGGTCTTTGCCGCTTCGTTCTCGAACAGGCCAAGCTCCTGCGCAAGCACGCGCAGATTGAAGCGGCCAGCCTTCTTCAGGCCTTCGATTTCACGGGGGGCGGTTGAAACGGAAATTTGGGTAGCAGTCATTTGGTTCTCGGTCTCCTCACTAAACGATGCGCCTCGATCAAGTTGGCGTTCTCGGAATTACTTACTAGACAGTGGACGACTTGGGCGTCAAGACACCCGAAGCAGGGTTTTGGGTTTGGTGTTGTAGGGTGCTTCATCAGCCGGGCCGGGCAGAGCAGCTGGGTCTCCAGCCGCCTCCAGTATTCTTCGATGAAGCCAATGATGCCGTGCCTCCACGTATTGAAGATGTGGTCGGCGTCGGTTATGGAGGGTGGCGCAACCTCTCCCTCCAGGTACGCGATCATCTCCGCCCGCGGCTCGTTCGGCCGCACGAGGATGCCCGCGCTAAGACACGTCTGATAGAGCTCTGTGTGGTTGTAAGCCTCAAAGGGAGAAGGCTGCTTCATGGAAGGGACATCCCTCCTCTTCGGTGTTCCAGATCCAGATGTGCGTCTCCTCCTTCGGCCCCTTTCGTTTTTCGGAGACGACGGTCAGGTAGTTGGAGTCGTCGATACCGCTCGCGTCGACGATCACATCCTCGAGAACCTTGACCAAGTTACTGGCGTCAAACTTCTTGTACCTGTTCTCCGCCTTTTTTGGCCAGGTGGAGTTCAGCAGTTCCGGGGTGCTGAACCGGTAGTAGAAGACGTACGGCACGTTCTTCTTGAAGAACAGCAGCTGCGGCTGAAAGCGCTGGACGATGTACGCCAGCGTCTCCTTCTTGAAGCGTTTGCCCTCGTCGGTCAGCGAGCGCTTGGACATGAGCTTTTTACCGACCTTGAAGAACGTGTCCTGGTACAGGTTGTTCACCGAAGGAGGCAGCCAGGGAAAGTGCAGCTGGATCATCCACGCTGCCCCTGTCGGAAGCTCATGCCAGGCGGGGGGAGGCCCTGGCGTGCCGTCGGCGAACGGCCCGTGTTATCGAACTCCTGGCGGCGTATCTCCACCTGGCGCGAGGTGAGCCGGATCTCACGGTCCAGGGTCTCGACGCGGGCGTTGAGTCGTTTGAGCACCTGCTTCTGGATGAGTAGCTTTTGCTTGAGTTCGAGGTAGCGGGTGTCCGCGTTGATGGAGTCTTCCATCTCCTGTGCCGGAGGAGCTTTGGTTTCGCCTGAACGTGTCTTCTTCAGGCTGTTCTTGCGCATGGTGTTGCGCATGCGCGTTTCGATGATGCCCATCTCGGCTTCGAGCTCGAGCACGATGGCGTCGTGCTCTGCCTTGCGCTCGGAGAAGAAGCCGAACCACGCCACGCGCTGGGCGTAGGCCTCCGTATAGGCCTTGTTGTCCGGTGTGGTCAGGTCCTCGACGCGAAGCGGCGGGCAGGCAAACTCAGGCTCGCGAGGCACCGTCAACGCTAGATGCGTCTCGAGGTAGTCCTTCACCTGCGGGTAAGTCGTCCACCTGCTGTGGATCTCTTGCGCTTCGCTCTCGCCAACGCCGGAGATGACACCTCCGATGCGTAGGCCACCATGGGGCTCGTTCATGTATTTCCTTTCGGTACTCGAATACCTCCCGCACCAACCGTGCGGATGCGCTTCTGTTGCTCTGCTCTCCGCTTGCGCCCAACATCACGCTTGGCCTTCTTAGCGAGTGCGTCGGGCTGGCACGTCTGGTTGTAGCCGCAGAACTCGCACCAAATGCCCTCTTTGCGTGGAGGAAGCTCGTTGATGGTAGCGAGGTGGATGACCTGCTTTGCTTCCGACTCGATTTCGTTCCAGAGATTGAAGTCGAAGCTGAACACCCACGGCGGCTTTGAGGGCACGATGTTCTGCGTGCCCTTGTTGATGTACTGGGTGTACATCAACGGAACATCGAGGCAGCGCATGTAGACGCACGTCTGTCGCCGATGCTGAAGCTTTGGCTCCTTCAGGTCTTTGAATTGGTCGGGCGACTCGGTCTTGATCTCGATGCCAAGCCGCATGACCGGCGGCCCGCCAGGGAAGTCGTGGAAGTTGATACGCCCGTCGCAACTCGACTGGATCCCGTACTGCTCGGCCATGCCCTTCAGCTCGGGTGAAATGCGTACTTCACTCTCGAAGGTGAGCATGCCGTCGCTCTTCTCGCACATTCGACGCCAGTCTTCTTGCACCATGGCGTGGTACACGTGTCCGACACGGAACTTCTTCTTCCAGAACGGGTCGAGATCGATGTCGCTGCGTTCCGTGCCCTTCAACGAGTACCAGACGGGGCGTCTGCACTCACCTGATAGCTCCGAGGCGTGAATGCCAGCGGAGCGAGCCTTGGCACCATGCCAACCCACTTCAAACGAAACGTTCTCCTCATCGGTTTTGATGAAGTTGTCGTACATCTCACCGACGTCGTAGGCCCACGTTCGGTACTTTGCGATCATTTCTTTCGGTTGCGTGAGCAGGTCGCTGATGGTGACAAGGCCCATTTCATTCTTTCTGTAGCTCGAGCCACACGTTGTAGGGGATGACGATGTAGCGTTCCTCGGTCTTGCCGACAGGGCTCAGGAACTCGACGTCGAGTACAGGAACCTCATCGAATTCGCACTCACTGCGAATCTTGTCGAGGATGGCGCGCGTCACGGAGAAGCTCTTGAGCCGCGTCTGTTTGCACTCGGCTCTGAACCTCCCCTTGAAGCGCACGTCGCCCTTGAGATGCGGGATGGAGCCAGAGCCTTTTTGGACCCTAGCTCCCGTTCCTTCTGCCAGCTCCAGCTCTTGTCTCCTGGAGCGCCGTCGGATTGCCTTCGCCGACGGCCGGCGCCCGCCATACGTCATCGGTAGAGGCAGTCCTTGCCGATGGCGTGAAGGATGGTGTGGCGTGCATCCCACTCCGCCTCTGGCTCTTCAAGCAGCGCCTGCACGAAGGTCTCTGGTCCGGAGATGTTGGCCAGGTACTCGTGCGGCTCGCCGTTCTTGTAGAGCGTGAGCAGCCCCTCGACCTCGCGGATCACGCCGTAGCGCAAGCCAGCCTGGATGACCGTGCGCTGGAGATCGAAGCAACGAGGGTCGTACCAGTAGGTGGTCGAGCCCATGATGTTGTCGTGCGTACCATCCTTGCCCTTGGCAATTTCCCAGTGCACGTTCTTGCCGACGACCTCGGCCGCCATCTTCTCGCCCTTCTCGTCTTTCCCGCCCTTCTCTTTCTCCTTGCCGGAAGCCCAGAGCGTGATGGCGATGGTGCGCCAGTGTTTGACGACGTCGGGTACCACCTCCGCCCAGTCCTTCAAGTACTTCTGCATGAACGTCTGCGCCTCCTGCTTCTTTCGGTTGAAGCGGATTTGGCAGGTCATGATGAAGGTCGTGAAGTGCAACGGGTTGCGCTTGATGGGCCCGTAGTGCTGCAAGAATCGGCCTATGGCTGTCGCGCGAGCCGCCTGCTGTGGATGGTCCTCCAGCGACTCGAGCGAGGCCTCGGCGTTGGGCATGAGGCCCTCGTAGGAGTCGAGGCCGATGATGCCGTACAGGTTGGTGGCGAGCAGTTTCTCGGCCACATCCAGCATCTCCTCGGCTGTCGACAGTCCGTAGACGATGTGGTTGACGCCGACGCTGCGGCGCAGGTCTGCCAGCTCTTCGTCAGTGAAGTCAGGCACACCGAGCTCGCGGCGAGCCTGCTGCTTGCCGGCGATGACTTCCTCCGGGTAGGGGATGACCCAACCGCAGCGCCGCGCTTGGTCGTAGTCGACGTTGCCTTCGGACAGGATGAGCGCGCAGTAGGCTTCTTCGCCGTAGAGCCGCTGATGCTCAGCGAAGTAGTAGTACAGGATGGTCGACTTGCCTGCGTTGTTCGGGCCGCTGATGGTGTTGAAGCTGCCTGCAGGAAGCCCGCCGCCCGTATCGATGTCGAGTTGCATGATGCCGCTCGGACGACGCAGGAAGCTCTTACCGTGTGCGTCTTCCGCCGCCACCACGATCTCGCCCTTGAACTCCTTGTTGATTTTATCGGCAGCCGCCTTGGCCGCCGCAAGGCGTTCTTTCTGCGTCATGTCGGGCACGCCAGCTAGCGACGTGCGTCGAACTGCATGTTGGGTTGTTGGTGCTCGCTTCGGTACCGCAGCGGGGGCGGGAGCCGCCCCCTTGGTGCTAGGCACTCGAAGCGTTGGCTTGTTCTTGGCCTTCGCCGCAGTCTTCTTCGCCGTCTTCTTTGCAGCCATTACTCCTGTTTCTTCTCGAACGGTTCAGTGCCGTGGACCGGGCACTTCATCGTGTTGCCATGTCGTTCGCACTTGGCACCACATTCCGGGCAGCCTTGTGAGGCAGCCTTCTCCATCGCAACTTCATCAACTGATTCGTTTACGGCGTACTTTTCCATGTGACTTCTCCAGGTTGTGCTGCCTTAACGTCTCGCTGAAGGCAGGTGCTTTGGTGAAGTGTACTCGAAAACGTACGCTCGTCTCTTCAGTGTTCTTTTCTCCGGTACCGAAGCGCGCATGCGGCGGAGGGGCGCCGCCTTGCTCAGCCAGATGAAGCCGACCGAAGTTGTCGAGCGTCACGGCCTGTCCCGCTACTAGGGCTTCGGTCACTTTGCTGAGGAACACCTGGGTGACGAGCTTGACGGTGCGCTCTGAGAGCCCCGTTTCCAGGATCACCTCGCGGTCGATATCACTTTTTCTTGCCATGCCTGCGCGCAAATCCCTTGGCGGAGACGCGACCTGCGATCGTCATGAGTTTGAACTCTTTGTCGACCACAACTTCGGCGCACAGGTCACGGAACTCAGGTAGCACCAAGCGAATCTCCATGCGCAGGTGCTTTTTGATGTTCTTCAGTACGGCGCGTAGCGTGCTCTCCGCCTTCCTGCGCCCCTTGATGTCCGGATGTGCCAACAGGAACTCTTCGTACAGCTTGACGCGCTCGTCTACGGATAACTTCAGCGTGTCGCGCATCTTGTTGAACTCGCTGTGGATGAGCTTTGAGACCCTACGGGCTCCTTCTCTGTCCACTACCGCTTCTTTCTTCTTGGTTGCCATCCTCAGCCTTTCTTTGCAGTACCCCAAGCGTCGCCGGCACCGATTTCGGCGGTCAGCGGCACGCCGATGTCCGAGGGGAAGGGGTGTTCCATCCACTCACGGATGCGTGGCAGTACGACGGCTACGTTCTCCTCAGGGCATTCACCGACGATTTCGTCGTGCACCTGCAGGCACATCATGTAGCCGTACTTGTCGCGCAGCTCGACGTCTTCGTAGATGTTGATCATCGCCATCTTGCAGACCTCGGCAGCCGTGCCTTGGATGGGCATGTTCGAAGCCTGGCGCTCAGCGCGGAAGCGTGTGTAGTCGTCGCGGTTCGTGATGTCGGGCAGGTAGCGGCGGCGGCCCAGCAGCGTGAAGGCGTAGCCCGTGCGCCTGGCATCTTCCGCCGCACCCTGGAAGAACTTCCGCACGGTTGGGTACGTGTCCATGTACTTTTCGATGGTCTGCACGGCTTCCTCTACGGTGCAGCCGATGCGCGCTGCCATCGCCTTCTCTTTCATGCCGTAGTTCAGCCCGAAGCCGATTTGCTTGATGCTGTTTCGCAGCGCCAAGCAGCGCTTTACGTAGTCCGTCCGGGCCTCCGGAGGCAGCTCTCCCTTCTCGACCGCCTTGTCGATCTTCTTCGCCTGGACCATGTCCTCGTACGGAATGCCGTAGACGATGGAGACGTTGCCCATGTGGATGTCCCAATTCTTGTGGAAGATGTCCATCATGGCCGGCTCTTGTGAAGCCGCAGCCAGGAGGCGCATCTCGAGCTGGGAGTAGTCCGCGCAGATGAGCTTGTAGCCCTGCTGGGCGATGAAGCTGTTGCGCAGCTTGTAGAGGTCCTTCTCGCCGCCCGTGACGTTCTGCAGGTTCGGGTCGCTCGAGCTCAGGCGACCGGTACGAGCGACGTCCTGGTTGAGCCGAGGGTGCACACGGTCCCTGGCGTCCAGGCGGCCAGGCATCTTTTCGATGTACGTACCGTACTGCTTCTCGATCTTGTTGTGCTCGCTGAGCAGCTTGGCGACCTCTCCGTACGGCTTGTTCGGGTAGGTATCGGCGACGTGCTCCAGGAACTTCTCGTCGACGGACGGCTTCTTGATGCCACTCTTGCCACCGCTGGTCATCTTGAGCGGCTTGAGGCCGCACTCGTCGATGAAGTACTCGACCAGCATCGGTCCGTTCGTCTTCATCATCTTGCCGGTGATGGTGTTGATGTCGGACCGCAGCCGCGCCATGTCCTTCAAGATGCCGGGGGAGATCTCCTCCAGGTACTTCTTGTTGACGCGCAGCCCGTTGCGCTCACACGTGTAGAGCACGCGCGTGAACGGCATCTCGGTCTTGTAGAAGTAATCCTGCATGTTGCGGATGAAGGGCCACCGGTCGTCGTACAGGCTCCAGGTCTCTTCCTTTGCCAGGTCCTCGTGTAGCCTCTCGAATATTTTCCAGGTGCCGTAGGCGTCGTTCGCCGCGTAGTCGATGAGCAGGTTCATGTTCGTCGCTTCGGCGCGACGGAGTAGGTCCAGCGGGCCCACCTGTTGGAAGTTGGCACAACCAGTCTTCTTGCAGATACCAGCTTGGTTGAAGTGCGAGGCCTTGCTGCCGCCGCACACACAGATGCCGGCGCGCATCGAGCCGAACGTGTCCGTGAAGTCGGTCCACTTCCAGCCCAGTAGCGATGCCGCAATATCCTTGAGGCCGTGCGATTGCTCCTCGAAGAGCAATGCATGCATCACCTGGATGTCAACGAGCAGCCCCTTGATGTCGATGGCCAGGTTCGCGAACATGTGCATGTCGAACTTGGCGTTGGCGAAGACCCACTTCTTCTCGTAGTCAGCGAAGGCGTATTTGAACGCACCCAGCGTATCCGCCGGCAGCGTGATGCGCCGTTCGTTGCCTCGGTGTGTCTTCCAGCACAGTGACCAGTAGTAGGGGCGGCACTTGTGCAGGATCAGACCGTCGGTCTCGGAATCGATGGCGACAGCTTTCTGGTCTGTGATCTCGCGCACCAAGCCATCAAGCTTCTCGCTTTCGAGAGTGATGTACTCGGCGTCGGGCATTTTTATGTTCCAACCCATGACGCTCCTCAGGACAAAAAGAAGGGGCCCAACCTTTCGGAAGGGCCCCGATTGCGCGACTCAGCGGGCGTACGAACTGGCACCCTTGGTGCTCGGGTTGCGGCCGCTGCCACCTCCACCCTGCCCGTGGTCGCCACCGCCCGTGTTCTGGCTCTCGGTGGGCGGCGTACCGAACAGCTCGATCTGTTTCTCCACCGGGGTCGGCGAGAAGATCTTGTCGAGCGGTAGCGGTTTGCGCAGGTCGTCGCCGTACATCTGGTCGATGGGGCGCGGCCCAATGGCGCGGGTGATCTGCAGCGTGGTCTGGTTACCGGTGTCGCCGGCCGTCTTTACACGCTTCACCTCCAAGTCGAAGTCGAACAGCGTGGCCTGCTCACCGTGATCGCAGTTCTCGCAGCGGATCATGTCTTCGAGGTAGTCGACCACCCCGCAGTTGTGGCACGCCGTCGGCTCGCTCTTCACCTTCTCCAGGTCTTCGTCCGACAGCTGCGTCGAGTCGAACTCGACCACAGCGTCGCCGCAGTGCTGGCAGGTGAGCGCCACCGGTACGATGCTGTCCTGCGAGTTGCAGGAACGGCAATGGCGCGCGAGGCTGTCCGTGTACTCGGTCAGCGTGTTCCAATGCGAAAAGCCCAGCGACCAGTGCTGGAGGTGGCCTTCTTTGCGCTCGTAGCCCGCCGTCGCGTACTCGTCGTTGCCGCGCTTCGAGCCCTTGAGCCAGTCGTAGTAGGGCTCGTTCGTGGTCTCGTTCATCCTCATGTTGCCGGCGTCGTCGACGCGCGGCACCTTGTAGAACGGGGCCTGGACCAGCACGGTGAAGGCGAACTTCTCGCGGCGAGCCATGGCGTTCGGCTTGTCGCTGTTGTGGGCCTTGCGCTGGCGCCATTCGTACCAGTACCAGTCGGAGGCAATGCACTTCTCGCCCTTGCCTTTGAAGTCACCCAGCGGACCCTCGGAGCCGATGCAGCTCCGGTTCTTCACCGCGTGGTAGTACTCGACGTACTTCACGTAGGGCAGCGGGTCCATGATGATGTTGTTCTCGTCATCACGGAAGTAGTCCTTGTTGTCGAAGTCGACGCGCGGCGTCGGGAACTGACCTGGGATCACGCGGATGATGTCCGGCGGGCCAGCGTCAGGCGGCTGGTACTTGTTGACGAAGTACGGTGCTCCACCTTTTCCTCCCCCAGATTTCGGCGGACGTTTCGTCCCGCGCTTCATTTGCTGGCGCAGGTTCATGTTGCCGAGCTTTTCGCGACCTTTTCCGAATGCCATGTATTTTCTTTCTGCAAGGTCCCACGGGACCTGTTTGATGAGACCCCATGGGGTCTGTGTACCGAGCCCGCAGCGGGGCTAATCGAGAAGCATGAAGTCGTAAGGAGTAGCGCTTTGGACCAACTGCAGAACGTCCTCACGAGGTACGTCTGATGGCTGATCTTCTTCGTACTCGACTACTCGCACATCTTGGGAGAGCTTCGCAAGCTCTCGTGTGACATTTACTGTCCCTTTCCAGCCGGCTTCGTTGTTGTCGAGCATGACGATGAAGCGGCTTCCCAGGCGGGAAAGAATCCACTTCTGCGCCCAGCTCATGTCGGCAGTCATCAGGGCCACTACATCCTTGACTCCTGCTTGTTTCAACCACATGCACGCCTTGAACCCCTCCACAATGGCGATGGGTTCGTTGTCCGCGGAGTGCCGGCGCCGCAGGTAGACCTCGTGGCTGTTCCACAAACACGCGCCCTTGTCCGTGTCGTATGGCGGCAAGTCCCAGGCCTGGTACTCCTTGTCGTAGACCTTGTACCTAGGCTCTTGGTGCTCATGCATGGCGCGTCCGCTGACGCCGACCAGGTGCCCGAGCATGTCTCGGATGGGGTACGTGATGCGCTCGTGCTTCTTGTCTACCCCCACCTGGAACGCCCGTAGCGTTGCTTCCTCGAAGCCCTCGTCGACCAGGTCGAGCGGCAAGAAGTTGAAGATGCCGAGGAGCTCCTCCGGTATGTGCCGGTTCGTCTCCATCACCACACCCGGCTTCGTCGGGTCGGGTGGCGGGGGCGCGTTCTTCTTGAGCGTCTGCAGCGTCTGGCCGTAGTGGTACTTGATCTCTTCCGGCGTCATGCCGATTTGAGTCAAGAACTGACGGAAATTGCCTTTGGCTCCACACGAGAAGCAGATGAAGAGTCCGTTCACCAAGCTCATGGAGAACGACGGCGAGCGGTCATCGTGGAAGGGGCACAGCGCCACGATGTTGTTCGAGCCCGACATGCGCACCCGCTTCAGGTGCTGGTCGATGGTGTCGCGCACCTTCTTGACGACTGGGTCGTCGGGGATTTCGATGTCGGTCATGGCACCCGCATCCCTGGCCTGTTGAGCCTGTTGAATTGTCTGTCGATCTGAGACCGCTCAGAGGGCAGGCCCTTCTTCGGGTCTTTCTTCCTCGCGGGTACTGGCTCTCCATTCGGCAGCACGCCTGCGGACTTCTCGTCCTTGCGCTCGTCGCTTTGCTTGATGCTGTCGATCTCTTTCTGGCTGAGGTTTCGGATGAAGCTGAAGTCCTGCGCGCATTTGCCGTTGATGCAGCAGCCGCTGAACTTGTACTCGCGAGAGCCGCCGACCACGAGCGTGATGGTGTCCGTCTCCTCGTCGTTGATGACGCGGATGGCGGAGGTCACGTCTTGGCCGATGGCGTCCGAGAACGCGATTTCATCCAGGTTCGCCGCCTTGTGCGCCGATGCTGCGCGGGTAGCTTGCAGTGTAGCGATGAGCGGAGTGTGCAGGTTCAAGACCATCTGTCGCGCGGCACGCGAGATGTTCTGCACGCGGAAGTTATCCTTCTGGTTCTTGCTGCCGCGGCTGTCGCTCATCAGGTACAGGCCGTCGATAATGATGATGTCGGGCTTGTACTTCTTGGCCTTGGCCTCGATCCATTCGATGGTGTCGTTGCCGTTCGAGTCCTTGCCGTTCAAGCAGATGAGCCGCTGCGTGCTCTGCATCTCCAGTACGACTTCTTGCAGCACGCCGAGCTTCTGTCGGTCTTCACGTGACAGCCGCCCTGTGCGCAGCTCCTGGTAGGGCAGCCCAGCTACACAAGCCGCAACGCGCGTCAGGATGTTGTCGGCTGTCATCTCCTTGGTGTAGACGAGGATCGTCTTGTCCTGCAGGTACAGGCTCGCGACGAACGCCGCCAAGATCCAGGACTTCTTGCTCTTCGGTCGGCCGTAGAAGACGATGTAGTCGTCTTTCTGCAAACCGCCCGACGTGTCGTTGAACGGCTCCCACGGCCACTTGCCGACCGACAGGTCGACGCCTGATGCACGCAGGTCGTAGTCAGCCACGATGCGTACCAGCGCGTCGGCGAAGTCGACGTCATCACGTTGACCGTAGGCGACGGACAGGATGTTGCGCTGCAACCTGTCCATGAGCTTCGTTGTGCGGTCTACCGCGTTGTCGCCCGAAGCCAGCGCTTCTCGAAACGCACCTTGCATTTCGACGCTGAGCTTGTTCTCGCGCACCATCGTGCAGTACGCCTCGAGCGACATGTTCGGGTCGTCGCACATGTCGAAGTTCGGGTAGAGCGTCGCCATGACGTTCACGCCCGGCGTCGAGCCTTTGAAGCGCGGGTCGCGGATCATCGTCAGCATGTGCTGGTAGATGGCGCGGCCTTCGTCAGTCAGGAAGTCTTCGTCGCGCAGCCCCCACTCGATGGCTTGCTTGAGTGCGTCGTGACGAACAATCTTGCTGAGCAATCCCATCTCGGGGTTAGCCAAGCTTCCTCCAGTTCCATTTGTTGAGCGTTGTGCGAGCTGCGAAGAAAGGGACTCATGCTGGAGTCCCGTTTCTCTTTCGTCAACTCGCTACCGGACGACCCCAAGATGTCGTGCGGCAACGCACGTAGTGCACCAAGCTCTTGTGGTCAGACTTGCTGCGCGTCACTATTTGTACGCAGCTGTTCGCCGATGCCTGTGGGCTCGGACTGTTCTAGCACGGGCGTGCCAGCACGGGGCTGTACGAAAACCATCGCCGCCACGTCAGCTTCCATGAGCGCCCTGAGCTCGGCGAGCTTCTCGAGTGTGGCCTTTGACCAGTTCTGGCACTGGGTTCTGCCGTATGTTCTTCCGTTCTCGATGTTCACGAATGCGGCGTGGGCGACGATAGGGCCGCTCTGCACGGCGAAGTCGATGGCTTCGATGCGTAGGACGGCGACGGCGTTGAAGGCGGGTGTTCCGATGACAGGCATTACTTGGTTTCTCCGTTCAGCTCCCCCCACCCATCACGGACTAGCTCGAGCGCCTTGTAGAACGCAAGCTCGCCAGCCTTGTTGATGGTCGCCTCATTCTGGTCGCAGGCAACGGACACGGTGGCCGACACCTTCAGCGAGCCGTAGTCCATACCCTCCGACACGGTGATCGCCACGCGCGCCGGGTCTACGTCCCGCTTCTTCCAAAGGGCTTCGAACTTGTCGTCGCCCTTGAGCTGGCCGGCTTCGGACTTCTCGCCCTTGCTGCCCTTTGAGTCCCGCGACCAGTTGCTGCCTTGCTTCATACGGTCAGCTTCTTCGGCTGATGGTAGTTGCGCCGTACTTCACGGAAGTTGTCGACGCACTCCTCTGGAATTTCACCAGAGGCAATGGCAGCTTCGACACGCTTCGGGTCGACCTTGTATTCGGTGACGGTGCCCATCGCCCCTCCGGTTTTGAGGAACATCTCCTCACCGAGCTCATCGAACATCTTGGCGGGGTTGAACTTCACGGACACCGAGTAGTTCTCGAACGCCCCGCAGCTCACGCCTTGCGCGCGTACTTCCTTCTCGGCCTCCTCGAGCTTGGCGTTGTAGCGGTCGACCAAGTCGTTGTATTGCATGAATACATCGGCGTGCTCGGACTTCAGCGCGTCGATCTCCGCCTTCAGGTCAGCCAATTCTTGTACCGCAGGTATGTCGCCGATGGGTACGCGCTTGCCTTTGTTTGTGGCTTGCATGCTTACTCGTCTCCTTCCATTTCCTCAAGAATGTCGTAGGGCACCTCAGCTGAGGGGCTGTCTTCTTCGTAGTCGTCGGGCACGGTGCCCGTGAGCTCCAAGTAGTACCGGTTGTACAGGAGCTTGGCCATCTCGATGTCCTTTGCGAACAACTCGAAGGGGTTGTTGTCCTTCTCGTCGTGCTTGTTGCGGAGCACGAAGGCTGGATGCAATGTGGGCAGCATCAGGTACCGAACTGTCGTTGGCTCGATAGGCATGACGACCTGGCCCTTCACCTTGCGCACCCACTCCCGCTTCTTTGCTGAGAGCACAGCGCGGTGACCAGCGCCAGGTATCTCGACCTCCGCAACCACGCCGCGCTCGTTCGTGATCTTTACGCTGGTCTTGCGCAGGAACGAAGCAGCAGGGCCGCCTAGTGCCACTATGAGCACCGGGTCAGCCATGTAGATTTCCTCGTACACGCGAGGCGCGCACGCATCGACCTGGTCCTTCGTAGGTGCTTGGTCCTTGTACCTCGGCCTGGGCGGTTGGTTGCCGAAGCCCCGTGTCATGCGCGGGTTGCCCAAGTTGTCGAGGTCGGGAGTGCAGGAGCGGCAGGCAACAATATTGGTGATGTAGTGGTTTTTGATCTTGTAGCGGTCCAAGAAGCGCCGCAACAACTCTCCGGACTTCCCGATGAACGGCCTGCCGTAGGCTTCCTCGGCGGCGCCAGGTCCTTCGCCGAGAAAGAGG